CAGACGGACAGAAAAATACCCAGTTCACTATGATGAAGCGTTATAGGGCCGTTACTTCACCATTTCGACTATAACGTCGATTCCGGAATCTTTACGGTAACAGGCTAGGCAATCCATGCATTTCTTACCAGTGCAATTCTGGGGCGCTGTCGACCCTTTCGAGACATTGTTGAATACCTTGTGAAAACCACGTGGCACTCCGATTACCTTGTCAATCCTAGGATTCGAAAACACCAGTATAAGGTTTGGTGGTATGTCGCCAAAATCTTCACCACCATACAAGGTTTCCCATTTGCTATTGTAGGGCTTTGTAAACTTGCGAGTAATGCTTGCCCGCTTTGTCCACAGTGCATACGTTGTTCGTGGGTTTTTGCGAGCTAGTCTGATAATGTTCACAAAATGGGTATCATTGATCAATTCGCCATGTCCGTTAAGTCTGACAAACAGATCATTGTCACGCGGTAAATCATCCCATTCGATCCAGTCCGCAAATTGGTCAGAATTACGTTGCCACGCGGGTATACAGGACTTGCGATAAGTGTCCAACATTTTATGCGAGTAGCACTGTCCACAAATGGTGTCTGTATCTTTCTGCCGAATACAGAATTCATTTGACTTGGTATTGGTGTTATAGGCCGGTATACCGGTCAATTTACCAGACATTACAGATTGCTTAAGCATTATTTATTCCTCAAATCGTGAATAGTAAGATAGATGAAACCGAACACGGTACCAATCACGCCAGCGAAGAATGCCAGCGCGATGATACCGTAGAATCCCATTGCCAAGTATTGAATAATATCTATCATCTGAATTGAAAGGGGTCATCGTCGACCAGTAGACTGGCAACGTCATTGTCGTATTCTGCCAATTCTACAGCCGGTGAACATGAATGGCAAACTATACTGTTTATAGTGTCATCCCAGGATAGCGAATGCCACGCCACGAATCGACCACAATTGTCGCATTGTTCGCGCTTGAAACGCTCCACAGTAGAACGGTGTTTATACGGTAGTTCTGGGTCGCCAAAATGGAATTTGCTCTTGTAATCGCGTGTGGTCATTATGATATTGTCCTATTGTCATCAGTGTAGGGTTGATCGGCAGACTGCCAGCGTTCGAACTGGGCGATAGCACCGGCCTCAGTAGACCATTGCGAATCTCGCTCAATATGCGCTGGGAACTGACCACGTAGTCCGTTCACAATCTCACCAGAATCATACAGATTGTATATCTGGCAATAAGCCTTGAATTCTCGCGCATTCATCTCAGTATTGACGATACAGTATTGCGTATACGGGTAGTCGATATCCTCGACTCGACGCTGGTCCATACGAATTACGGTCACGGTCATTGTATTGCCTCCAAGCGGATAGCCTTGAATTGATCATATACAGACTGTTTATTGCCTTTCAGACCGAATTCAGACTTGATGACAGAGTATGCTGAACGGCCTCGTCCTTTCATGCCCAACAGTTCCATCTTCAAGGTTTTCTCAAGTACGGACATGCGGAACAGATCGATGTTATCGCCAGTGATTGCAGACATTACAGTTTCTCCAATATGTATGATGGTAGTACGGATATGAACGGAATGGCATACAGTGCAAAGCCTGTGACAATGGCAATGCTGGTGCCGAATAGAATGTGGTATAGCTTCATAGTGTGCTCCGAATAGGTGTCACCTCAACAGTGTATCCAAGAGCTTTAACCATAATTACGGTGTGGTCGGTCAATGTGGTAGTACCAGCGATTCGGGCAAATGCTCGCGCCTTGCCACAGACTGGATATATCTTGTCTGTACCGTAGACTGATTTGATGCGGACTTGTATCTTCATGGTGTGTTATCCCATAGCTTGTGTGAAAGAATGGGCACAGTACAGGAACATGTGGCAGATGTCAATAGTCCAATGCGATATAAATGATATTTATGTGGCACACACATACACCAGTTCAAACCATTCAAACCAAATATGGTCATACTGCCACGATCATAGACGTTATGATCTATTGCAATAGATGCATGGGGGGGACTTGTCTTATACGCGAGAAAAAAGCCCGACGGCCTGGCTACCCTGGGCGCGATAAAATGAGCGCGTACTTAGCCCCCACCGGACCCCTTTTTATTTTTTTACGTTAGCGTGATATTGTATACACTCACCAGTGGGTATTTTCACTATACATTAGGAATTACTTATGAAGACCCTTATTAAATGGGCTATTCTATGCTCATTTACATTGGGTTTGAATACCTTTGCTGGACCTCCTAAGAATGCCACTAAGCATATGTTACCCTTTCCTGTTGTCTGTACCCCCACTATGACTGAAATGATGGGTGCATTGACCACAGATTATGCGGTACATATCTCTATGACCTTTGAGGAAACCCCTATTACGGGTATAATCATTGTTCATAACCCCAATACCCAGACTGCTGCTGTTATACATATTAGCACAGAGAGGACTTGTCTAGTATTCTCTGGGTTAAATATGCAGTTATTTGACAGACCTGAAGGTATGGCTGAACCGGCCGAGTCAGTACAGCAAGACTTTGAGGACTCATGATGAGTGATGTTAGCGATCTTGAGATTGGGAAGCTAATCCAGAAGGTCGATAACCTTCAAGTTATGGTGAGCGAGCAGAACGATAGGCTGGATAAGCTGGATAAACAACTGGAGCGCACAAGAGGTATAGGCATTGGTGTCGTCTTAGCTACTGTAGGTTTATCAGGCGTAGGTGGGTCATTGTTTACAAGGTGGATAAGTGGCAGTTGAGGATGTCGTTGCCCTAAGCGATAAGACAAATGTGGGGATGCCCGTAAGGAACCTCATTGGACTGATTGGTGCGGTATGTGTGGGAGCTTGGGGTTACTTTGGAGTATTGGAAAGGCTAAATAAGGTTGAAACAAACTATATCCTCATGCAGTCAGCCGTCGGGAAGAATAGTACCTTCAGTGAACTCTGGCCCCGTGGCGAGTTAGGAGCGCTACCTGCTGATGCAGAGCAGTTTATGTTGATAGAACACCTATCTGGTGAGTTTGAAAAGCTATTAAAGAATATAGAAGACGGTAATGCCCCGTTTGACAGGCAACAGGCACTTACCCTTGACTTCTACCGACAGAGGATAGAAGCTCTGGAAGAAAAGGTAGAGATACTAAAGGATAAAGTTGCACAAATTAAATTCGAAAATGGGGTAGCACACTAATGGAAGTCATGTTTGTCCTGCTGCTGTATATGAACGATAATCTAAAGGAGTGGATGGGGCACTATGAGAATGATTCTGGTGAGTGGGTTGAGATGGGAATGTCCGGATGTTTGAGTATGAAACGCACATTAAAAAGAAATGGCTGGAAGGACACGGCCTCCGGCAAGACGAGGTTTACTTGCGAGAAGCGTACCGTCGAGCTGAAGCTGAACAAAGAAGGCAAGCCGGTCGTCGCCAGGGTAGTAGAGTGAAACATTTAAAAGATATGAATATGAGTTGGAGTATGCACCTATGGTATGCGCTAGGACTTGCTGGGAAATTACTTCTTTTGTCATTGATTGCTGTGGTACATGGAATGTTACCTTTTATTTTTACATCCAAAGTGTCTGATTCGATACATAAACTAAACGAGGAGTTATCCTGATGGAACAAATGTTAGCAAGATTAGCTGAATTAAAGGCTGAAGGTGATATGATTATGCAACAGCTTATGCAAGCGGGTATGCCTCCTGAGCAGATTATGGCGGCTGTAGAAGGCGGTGGTCAACAGATGCCTCCGCAAGATATGAGTGGAATGGGTGCAATGCCCGGTCCTGACCTACCCCCTCAGATACCACAGGGTGGTCCACCGATGCCTATGAATGGTCAGATACCCCCAGGCCTACTTGGTCCTCGGTGACTGTAATAAAATGGAAGCAGAATTTTGGTTACAGTGACGATGGATATTATAGGATTGAAAGATGGGGCGGTGCTGCTACCGGGTATAATTTCGCACTGTCTACAAAGGAAGTGAATTACTTGAAGGTGTCTGGTCCATTCCTAACCAGGGAAATAAGGGATGCAGAAATACAGGAAGCAATAGCAAAGCATGACAGTACAGCATACAATGGAGCGTGATGACTATAACAGAGAGCGCACAGAACAAGGTAGATGCCACACTAAATGGCGAAGGCTTTTTAGGGATACATCTCGAAGGTGGCGGATGTTCAGGTTATCAAATAAAGCTATCGCCCACCACGTCTCTACCACAAGACGCTCAGATGTTGTCGGACACAATCTTCTCAGACCCCACCTCTTTGGGATTGTTGAGTGATGCTGAGATGGACTACATAGATGATCCTTTTAGACCTACATTCCATTTTACGCCCCCTACTGGGTCAAGCTCGTGCGGATGCGGTTCTAGCTTCCAGATTGACTAAGTGGTTTTTGAGGGGTTATATAACATGGTCTATCTGTGTAGATATTACAGCCGCTAGTCTGTTGATCTGGTACATCTTTAAATGAAACTAAAGGAGTATATATTCCCATTCTTCATGATAGTTGCAATCCTTGGTTCTGTCTTCGGAACTGCGGTTTGGGCTGAAATTTACTTTTTAAAATGACAGATGACGAAAAACAGGATATCCTCAATCGAATAGCTGAAACCTACATGGAGCCTACAGAAAAGGCTCTACAGGCTCAGGGGGGTGCTGCATTGGGTTTTATGGAAGTTCTAATGGCAATGGGTTCTGGCCTTGCCGCTGGTGTTAGAGGACTACCATGGGAGATAGGAGCCATAATAACCGGACAACCCACCGGTAAAGAGATGGCTGAGAAATATGGTCTAGAGCAGTCAGACGGGTATGGTTTTATGAAGGCTGCTGAGTCTGGCTACACTCCAAGAACTGAAGAAGGTCAGGCTGCTGCTGAACTGCTTATGCCTGTAGCCGGTGCAGTAGACAAGGGGATTAGATGGGCCGCTGGAGTCCCTCCCTATTTGACAAGCTGGATGCCGGGTGACTGGCCTCAAATATCCCATGGCGCTGAACAGACTACCTACGGCTACCTTAACTTGATCAACCCCTTTAAAGGTCTAAGGGGCTTGAATAACCTAAGAAAAGGCGGTTTAAACCGTCTAATGGGGTCTGATGTCTACCTGAGCAGGATGCAGAGAGCCGGTAAGACAGGCCTAACAATACCATGGTATAGGGGTGGAAAGGGATTCCAACTAGCCAAGATGGTCCCAGAAGCTATAACTTCTAAGTTTCTTAACCTTAACCCAAAGAATGCTTATCTATCTGAGGTGTTTAATATAAAACCTCTTATAGCTAGGGAGTTTAAGCGCCTTGAAGAGGTTATGGCTAAAGAGACAAGCGGTAGTAAGGAGTGGAATAGAGCTTATAATGAGTATTTGAATGAGGCCGCTAAGGCAATACTCAACATTAAGTCAACGGACCCGACAAGTCCAATAATAAAGAATCTGGAAAATTCCCTAGAGGGTCATGTATTTCCCACATCCTTTGAGGGTGGCTATATGGATATAGTTAATCAGCCACAAATACTGTCTGATTTGACCAAATCCACGCTTCCTACGGAAATGCTGGACCACATTATTCCCATATTGAAGGCCCACACCAAGGAAGGAATTGAGTCATTATGGGTAACTAAGCCATTAATGCCAGCTAGTGGACACGCTGTAAGGGCATCAGCCGCTGGGTCTAGAGTGGAAGGTGGGATTCAGATAAACCCGCTTAAAATGGTGGACAGGGCGTGGGCGTCTATCTGGACAAGAAACCCGGATGCAGTAATAACAAAAGACTTGTTATTGCAGGAGATGCGAGACATCAATGCTAAGGGTAATAAAAATACTGCTCCACTGGATGTTGATCTAGCTGAAAGGAGAATCAGGGAAACAGATAACTATATCAGCGTAGGCCCGCACTCCTCGCTGACCCCTGACCGACTCCTGGCCCACATGAACCATACCAGGGTATTTGACAAAGGTACAGGAAGAGGTGTACAATGGAATACGGACTGGTATAGACAGGGTAGTGGATCAGAGTTTATAGACAGTGTGTTAGAATTCGGAAGCAAGAAACTACCTGTTGTTATAGACATAACTAATATGTCCATACCTAAAGTGTCAAAAGCTGGTGACGTTGATTTTAATGTAGTCCCGGTAGGTCAGCTTCTACCCAAAATGAAAAAGGGCGAGAAGAGACACGAACTAATTATAGACGAGATTAACGCCATTATGGATACAAGAGACTACGGATGGATGACGAAGAGGGGGGTTGAAACCGCCTCCTATCCTGCTCTCCGTGGTGGAACTCTAGGCGCACAACTTGAAGAAGAGCCTTACTAATGACTACTCAACTCAATACCAATCTAACAGGGCCGGAACTTTATGTAGGTGATAACCCTTATGCCAGAAATTTTTTGGGCATTTTAAGGGGCTGGAATGATCCTTTTTCTGATGAAAAAAGGGCTAGGCAATGGGCTAAATTTGGAGTTGGTTTACTTGGCGGTGGAGCAGCCACTGGATTATTATCAGGAATGTTCAAAGCGCAAGATAAATTAAACCCTAACCGGCCGTTCTATGGTCCAGAAAAGAAGGCAGACCCTTCTCAGACTAGAGATGATTCTTATGCCCAAACAAAAGAGGAGCGTAGGCTCTGGAATGAATGGAAGAGATTGGGAAGAATGGCTGATCTAGCTAAATGGCAAAACTTCAAGAAAACGGTATAATATTATGGGAGAAGCAGCACAATTAGCTAAGATATCTGATTTAGCTCGAAGAATAATAGATTCTCCTGATATGCCCCAACAGCATAAAGATAGGGCAAGAAGAACACTACGAGGCGCACAAGTTCGTATGCAGGAAGTCTCTAGAGGAGCAGCCCCGGGCTATCGCGGAAATCAAAGTCCGGGCATGGGTTATGGATTTGGACCTGATCTTCCTCCACGAAAAAATTATGGGCTGTTAGTCTAATGACTGAAGAGCAACAAAGACTTATCAATGTTTTTGACTCAATAGCTAGTCATTATCTTGATAGTTACAATATAGACCTTACAGATATATCTGAGGGGAATGCTCCATATTTTGAAAATGCTGTAATAGAAGCTATGAAAAAAAATCCCGGCCAAGATGTAGAGGTTACACAGGCTGGGACTGAGTGGGCGGCATCTCATCATCCGGGGAAGAAGGTTGGTTTTCTTCATTTTGATGCAACTGGCCCACGCGTAGTAGATTCTACAATAACTGGGCTATTAGAAGCAAATAAAATAAGACCTCAAGATATTGTAACAGGGATTTTGGGTCAAACTGATCCACAAAAGCTACAAACGCTGGCAAATTATTTTGGACATGAGGTTCAGAAAAGAGGAGGCTGGGATGCAGCCTTGCAAGGTATCGAAGGGATAACAGACGAAGATGACCCATTATGAGAACCGCTAAACAAGAAACATTTATCGAGCAGTATTGCCTACACGGTAATGCCGCTAAAGCTGCGGCTACCGCTGGTTACTCTCATCCAAAGCAACGAGGGCATGAGCTAAAAAACCAGTTTGAGACTCAGATTGAGGAGCGCACCAAGAAGATGATAATGGATTGCGTACCTGGTGCCCTAACCCAGCTTAAATCCCTCTCAGAAGGCGCTGAGAGCGAGTCTGTGCGACTTGGAGCAGTAAAGGATATACTGGACAGGGCTGGCCTCAAACCGACCGAGAAGGTCCATACAGAAATTTCCCATGTGGAGACTGCATCTACTGATGAACTCAAGAGAGAACTGGAGGCCTTAACAGGGTCTAGCTCCATATCGGAAATACCTGATCTGGTGAATTGATGTGCCCCCACGAAAAAGGATAACTAGGGCAAGACCTGAATACTTAAAAGAATCACAGAGGTCTTATCAGTCTAGAAATAATAGAAGGACGGGAAGATCGGCTGCATTTCATGCAGGGAAGGCTGAAGAGGCTCGAAAACTTGCCAGAACAACTACCTATTCTATACAGAAAATTGCTGATGATTTAGATTTAAGTTATAATTTTGTAAGGGATAAAATAAAGGGTATAGAAAGAAATAAGTCAACCGCACATAAACCACAACCAACTACCCACGATACACAAAGAAGAAAAGCAAAAGAAGTTAGAAGAATACTAAGAAATAACGAAAAGTTTAAAAAAACTAATCCAGAAAAGGTCGTATCAGTTGCCGCAATAAGAAGAAAATTAAATGAAAAGTTTGGTAGTGATTTTACTAAAAAAACTATAAATATTATAGAGGCTCATCGTAAGAATGGTAAACGGTATATACCAGCGCCTAGAGGGGTAAGAGCAGATGAAACCCCGAAACAAAGAAATGCTAGACTAAGGGCTGAACGAGTTGCGGCGCAAGCTGCTGTAAAGGCTGGAACAGCCTCAAGCGCGCAGAAGCGACTTGTAAGAACATACGAAGCTAGGAAGGTCAGGGGTGCAGCGGCACAGAAGGCTCGATTCGCTTCTCGAACAAGTGGCAGTTCTAAGACGGGTATGGATTGGAAAGCTATAAGTAAATTAACGCCCCAAGAACTTGAGACAATGGCGTGGGACAAAGGGAGCGATAACTACTACGAGGCTAAAGGAAAGTCTAAGGTATATGAAACCTTACCCGATGGAACACAAAGACAGGTTGGAGATAGGTGGTTTACAAGTGGTCCCGAAGAAGATGCTAAACTTAGAAATCGCTATGTTCAAGCGTGGAGAAATTATTTAGCCGCTGGAGGAACAAAGGATTTACAAGCTGTAGATCATATTGGTCCGGGTGGAAGTCCAAGAGTTATTGATGGAAAGAGGTTGGGTGGTGGTGTTAAGACTAGGGGAGGAACTCCTTGGTTTGTCGGATTCACAAGTCTTCTAAATACTCGTCTTTTAGACCGAATTAAAAATACTCGAAAGCATAATGTATTTACAGAAGCAGATGCGGCAAAAATGGAACGAGCGCAAATGAAGTGGTTAAAGGCTAGAAACTTGGGTCTTGCTGGATTTGGAGCTTTATTGGTAAGTTCATTTCTACCTTCTGGCTCTAAGATTGCGGAAGCAGCTCAGACAGGTTTAAAGTATGCGGAGCCTATATTAGACCCCGCAATGTTTTTGCTTAGACCAGAGGGGCAAAGTACAGATGTAGAAGACACCGCTGACTTTAGATATATGAAGGGATACGATAACATTATGGATAGGGAGTATGATGTCAGTCGTTTGAGCGATCCTAATTGGGGCGGAACACTGAAAAGATTATATTAATGCCAATACAAAGATGCAATCTAAAGAGCGGTAAAAAGGGCTGGAAGTGGGGCAAGTCCGGCAAATGTTATCCTACAAGAGAGGGAGCATTAAAACAAATGAGGGCAATCAAAGCTAGTCAAAAACGGGGTTGAAGTATCTGAGCAAAGATATAGAAAGAGCGCATACAAGATCAGAGCTAGAACAAGCGGTAGAGATAGCCAGGGAGATTAGGCAGAGAGAAAGGTTTAATAAGATCGACTTCTACGATCCTTACCCCTACCAGCTAGCGTTCCACGAAACTGGTGCAGATTGTAATCAGCGACTATTGATGGCAGCTAACCGAATAGGAAAATCCTATTGTGGTGCCGCAGAGGTTGCATACCACCTTACTGGGCTATATCCCAAGTGGTGGAACGGCCGTAGGTATACCCAGCCCATTACTGCGTGGTGTGGCGGGGTATCAAACGAGACAACAAGAGACATTGTACAGGCAGAGTTATTGGGTTCCCCAGATGACCCGGAAGCCTTCGGTTCAGGCGCAGTGCCTAAAAAAACAATAGTAAAAACCGAACGCAAACCCGGTGTCCCTAACGCGAAATCGGTAGCCTTAGTGCGCCATGTTAGCGGAGGGAACTCTTCTTTATTCTTCAAGGCCTATGAGATGGGCGTTGAAAAGTGGCAGGGTAGATCAGTAGATTGTGTCTGGTTGGATGAAGAGCCTAGCCGAGAGCTATACAGCCAAGCGGTGACGAGAACACTGGATAGAAGGGGTATGGTCTATATGACCTTTACCCCAGAAAATGGAATGACAGAGACAGTGGCATCCTTTATGAACCGTATCCAACCGGGCCAGTCCCTGACTAACGCTACATGGGACGATGCGTCTGAGCGCATAATGTCCATGAATGGCGAACCAGGACATCTATCTGAAGTTGTGATGACCCAGATTCTCTCAGCATACTCCCCGCATGAGAGGGAGATGCGACGATACGGAAGACCATCTATCGGCTCAGGACTTGTCTTCCCTGTATCAGAAGAAGATATAATGATCGACCCAATAAAGTTAGAAGATCACTGGCCGAGAATAGCCGCAATAGATTTTGGTTGGGACCACCCAACAGCAATGGTTTGGTGTGCTGTAGACAACGAGAGCGAAACCTTTTATATCTACGACTGCTACAGAGCTTCCAAAGCAAGTCCTACGGTTCATGCGCAAAATATACGAATGAGGCCGCATTTCATTCCCATAGCCTACCCACATGACGGAAATCGCAGGGACAGTATGGGAAACCCAGGACTGGCTGATCAGTACAGGAACTTAGGATGTAACTTTATGTTGGAGCATTTCACCAATCCGCCCGCTCTGGGTAGTAACAAAGGATCAAACTCCATAGAAGAGGGTTTGATGGCGATGCTCCAAAAGATAGAGGCTGGTAAGTTTAAAGTATTCAACACTCTTGGAGACTGGTTTGAAGAGTTCAGAATGTACCACAGAAAAGACGGTAAGGTAGTTCCTTTAAGGGATGACCTTTTAAGTGCGACTCGATATGCGTTTCAGTCCCAACGATTTGCTGTAGCCGGGGAAGACCCATCATGGACAGCAGATGTAGAATATAGGAACTATGGAATTGTTTAATGGCTAAAGAAAAAATCACTGACGAAGAACTAATCACTAGAATCCGTAGCGAGGTTACAGGTTCTCTTGGTTATATGGGCGATACTATCTCCCACCAAAGAGAGCAAGCTATGTCGTATTACTATGGTTTACCCTTTGGTAACGAGATAGAGGGTAGAAGTCAGTATGTAGACTCCACCGTACAGGATACTATTGAGTGGATTAAACCCTCCCTTATGAGAGTATTTGCCTCCGGCGATGAGATGGTTAAGTTTAACCCTCACGGCCCGGAAGACGTAGAGATGGCTAAACAGGCTACAGACTACGTTAATTACGTTTTTACAAAAGACAATCCGGGCTGGGAGATTATGTATTCTTGGTTTACGGATGCCTTGTTATCAAAGAACGGAATAGTAAAAGTCTGGTGGGAAGAGTATGAGGAAGAGGAAAGAGAAGAGTATCATAACTTAGATGAGATTTCTTTGATCTCTCTTATCTCTGATGACGGTGTTGAGGTTGTAGAGCATACTGAAATAACTGAAGGTGATCAGCCCTACCATGATTTAGTAATAAAAAGAAAGAGTTACGATGGCAGGATTAAGATAGAAAATATACCACCTTCTGAGTTCTTGATTGCGAGAGAGTCTAAGAATATACAGGATTCGCGATTTGTATGTCATCGTGTATTAAAGACTTTATCAGAGTTGCGGGAAATGTATCCTGATGAAGATTTAGGGCCAGAAGATTTAGGCGGTGGTGGAGACGATATGGCATCCTTCTCTTCTGAGAGATTAGAAAGATATGCCTTTGATAAATCTGCAACGTATTGGGAAGGTTGGGGAGATGCTGGATTTGGGGAAGAGGAAGGTTTAAGAACGTACTGGCTATACGAATCCTTTCTTAGAACTGATTATGATGATGATGGAATTACAGAACTTAGAAAGATATGCAGCGTGGGGAACAAAATCCTACAGAATGATGAGATAGATAAAATCCCATTCGTATCCATTACCCCTGTAAAGATTCCTCATAAGTTCTTTGGTCTTTCAGTGGCTGATCTTGTTATGGACCTTCAGTTGATGAAGAGTACGCTCATGCGTAATCTCATGGATAATATGTACAACCAGAACTTTGGTCGCTATGCTGTTCTTGAGGGACAGGCTAACTTAGATGACCTTTTGACACAAAGACCGGGCGGCGTAGTCAGGGTAAAATCCCCCAATGCTGTTACCCCTCTGGCTACTCCCGCCCTTGAACCCTACTCATTCCAGATGCTTGAGTATCTGGATGGTGTAAGGGAAGCTAGGGCCGGTGTATCTAAGATGTCTCAGGGGCTTGACGAGAATGCCCTAACATCACACACCACAGCTACCGCTGTCAACGCCGTTATGGGAGCCGCTCAAAGTAGAGTCGAGCTAATCGCCCGTAACTTTGCTGAGACTGGCGTTAAAGATTTGATGATCTGCATCTATGAACTCCTGCATAAGAACCAGGATAAGAAGAGAATGATCATGCTGCGTAATGAATGGATTCCTGTTCGACCAGATGCATGGCGTGATAAGTTCGATTGCACGGTTAGTGTAGCTCTGGGAAGCGGTAACAAGGACCAACAGATGATGCATCTATCTCAGATGCTACAGTTTGCTGGTGAAGCGATGAAGGGTGGTCTGCCTATAGTCTCTGTACAGAATATGTACAATCTTGGCGCATCTCTTGTTAAGGCTATGGGCTTCCAGAATGTAGATGATTACTTGACTGATCCATCACAGATGCCACAGCAACAGGAAGAGGGTCCATCACCTGATGAACAGGCTAAACTGCTTGAGGCCCAAGTGAAGCAGGAAGAGTTGAAGATCAAGGCCGCAGAGGTTCAGATCAAGGCTC